ATTGAGTGAAAATGATCCCGGAAAATATGTGGTTGTCTCAGGAACGGTTCCCTTCTAATTTGAGGACACTGCTCTTTGTTTTCTCATCTGGTATTTTGTTTATAGGGCTGGCGAGATGCACAGATGATCCTTCGGATGAGCCGGCAAAGGCCGACACTGGAAAGATCGTGCTCAATTTCGACCATAAAGTAGATGGGCAACCCATTCGCTTTGATACATTGATCTATACCAATGCGGCAGGCAACCCCTATCTCGTCAATGAAATTCAGTACTTTATATCGGAAGTAACTCTGTATTGCAAAAACAAGGATCCCTTAATTATTAACGAATGGAAAGAGCTGCATTATGTGGATACGGATATTCCAGGAACACAGGTATGGCAGGTGTACGATAAAGTCCCTGCCGGAGAATCTGAAAATTGCCTTCAACACCCAGTCTCCCATCGACACGCCTGTGGATCCCGAGTGCAAAAAGGCCGTGGAAGAGGCGGTACTGGCAGACGATCAGAGCGCGAAGTACCTCGGCGGAAAGGAGCCGAAGAAAGTCGAAGCGCCAAAAGAAACCGACGGGGACCAGGGGGACCCGGCCGGCCAGGGGCGCTATAAAATCGAACACAAAGGCCGCGGAAAGTGGGCGATCGTCGACACGGAAACAGGCGAACAGGTGGGCGACAAAACATATCCGAAGAAAACGGCCGAATCGGTGGTAAAAATGTCGAACGAAGGGCCAGGAGCGCCTGTCGCGGCATCAATAGAACCCGAATAAAAAGGGGGAAACATGGCGGCATTGTCCGGAATGAAGTCTATTTGCGACTATGTCAACCGTTCCGCGCCAACGGTCCTAAAATGGATTCGGGTCGACGGATTTCCGGCGGGCCGCATTTGCGGCGGCATTTGGGAATCGGACACGGACATGATTGATAAATGGCGGGAAAAAAAGGTCGTCGATTGCTATCTTGAAGGGAAAACGTCGCGAAACTTTAAAAAATACCCGTAAACAATTATAACCGGCCTTTTTTTGGTACGAAAAGCCATGTTACCCATCCGGCACAACTCCGGGGGGTGCCATGGCTTTTTCTACTTGGGCGGCCTGTTATGCTTCCATGCTTGACGAACTGGCGGCGGGAAATACTCGCGTCGGTTCCGTTACTGTCGGCGGTAAACAAATCAATTATAGATCACACGAAAGCTTCATGGCGTTGCTGGACTATGCCGAACGCAAGGCGAACCAGGAATCCGGCGCGGCCGTGAATCGCGTTTATGCGAAACAAGGGGGGCGCGGGTAATGGGGATCGGCGGACGCCTGGTCGACGGAATCGACGGTTTTATCGGCATTTTTTCGCCGCAACGCGCCTTGATTCGGAAACTGCATCGCGAACGCCTTCGGTCGGCCCAATATGCGGCGGCCAAAACTTCGCGGTTGACGGGCGCATGGTCGCCTGCCGACGCCTCTATCAATGACGTCCTGGGAACTTCAAACGACAAGATCCGGGCAAGGGTCCGGCAGCTTGTCCGCGACTTTCCTTTTTTCGCTTCGGCGGTTGATCGCGTTTGCGAAAACGTCGTCGGTGACGGCATCCGGTTTCAATCGCGAATCCTTTCGCCTGACGGCAAGTCGATCGACAAGCGCCGAATTCAGCAAACCGAAGATTTTTTTTCGTTTTGGGCGGACGATTGCGACGTCGCCGGGCGCTTGCATTTTTATGAAATGATGGAGCTCGCGAAGCGGCAAGAATTTGAAGGCGGAGAATTCCTAATCGCGCAAGTGTTCGACCCGAACGCTAAGTTTATCCCCTATAAATTGCAAATGCTCGAGTCCGATTGGCTGGCGTCGTCCGCAACGTCGAACGTCGCGAAGTCGAACACCTTCGACCAGGGTATAGAATATAACCCGGCAACCGGGCGCGTCGTTGCCTATCATTTCACGGACCCGGATTCATGGGGCAAAACGCAACGGGTCGCGTCTGAAAACGTAATACACGGTTTCAAATCGCTTCGGCCTGGTCAACGCCGGGGCGTTTCCGCTTTGGCGCCGGCCGTCCTGGTCGCGCATGATTTAAGCGATTTGATGGACGCCGCGATCGATTCCGCGAAGCTTGCCGAAAAATATCTTGCCTTTGTCGAAACGCCTGACCCGTTGACGCGGACTTCGCCAATGGACACGGACGACGACGGCAAAACCATTGACGAAATGGAAAACGCGATCGTCGAATATTTGCGGCCTGGCGAAAAGGTCACGTTCGCAACGAATCCGGGTTTTTCCGATAAAAACGCCGGGTTCGTCAAGTTGATCCTGCAAATGATCGCCGTCACGGCGCCGATTCCTTACGAAATCCTGTCCGGCAATTACCAGGGGTTGAACTATTCGACCGGGAAAATGGTCCGGAACGACTATTCGAAGGCCCTTCGGCCGCAACACACGCGGCATATTCGGCACTTTTGCGAACCGATAAAGGTCGGCGCGATTAAGGCCGGGGTTATGGCCGGGAAGCTTTCCTATCCTTCCTTTTTCAGCAATCCGGGGCGCTGGTTGCGGGCCGAATGGCAACCGCCGGGAAGCGAATCCATCGACCCGTTGCGCGAAACAAAATCGCGAATCGATGAAGTCAAGGAAGGCTTGCGATCACAATTCGAAATTATCAAATCGCGCGGACGGGACGCCGAAGACGTCGTCAAGGAAATCGCCGCGTTCCAGCGGCTTTGTGAGGACAACGGCATCAAGCTTGAATCCGTTTCGACGGCGACGCCTAACAACCCGGCGGCCGTCGAAGGGCAAAAAGCCGACATTGTCGATATTATGGATAAGCTGGATGAACTTATTTCCGCGTAAAGGGGGAACCATGGCGGCGAAATGGCGTAAAAAAAATAATAAAAAAACGGCCGGAAGCGTTTCGACGCGGGACAACGCGGCCGACAATTTAAACTATCGGACGCTATCGCTTCGCCTTGATTCGGCCGGCGTCCCGGCGACTTTGGACATTGACAAGAGAAGCGTCGAAGTCGTCGGGGCATCGCAAGCGCCTGTACAGGTTTACGATTACAACCGGGGCGACGTCGTCGACGAAGTGCTTTTGATGGCCGGCGTTGAATTGCCTACGTCCCGTCAAGTCGTTTTATTGGACACGCATGATAGATGGTCGGGAACGTCCGCCGTTTTGGGTTCGTATCGGGACATAAAGCCCGAAGGCGAACAGCTAATCGGGCGGGCTTGTTTTTCATCTGTTCCGGAAGCCGAAGGCCCTTGGACGAAAATCCGCGAAGGGCATTTGACCGACTTTTCGGTAGGCTATCGGGTTGTTAATTCAGAATGGATTCCCGCCGGGGAAACCCGGAAGATCAAAGGGAATAGCTTCGAAGGCCCGGTTTCGATCGTAACACGTTGGCGGCTCAAGGAACTTTCCGCTTGCCCGATAGGGGCGGACGAACTGGCGAAGGCGCGGAGCAAAACGCCGGAAACGCCAAAAGAACCGGCGCGCGAGACACCGCCAGAACCAAAGCCGGAACCAAAAATTGAAACGAAAGGACAATCCAAAATGAACAAGAAATTTTTTGCAATGCTTGTCGCCCGCGGGCTTGATAAAGACGCGACGGAAGAACAAGCTTGGGCATTTTTCGAACTGCTGGAAGCCCGCGGGGAACTTTTCAACCCGTCCGAAATCGCCGACAAGGCGAAACAGGCCGAACGCGAACGCCGCGCCGAAATCCGGTCCATGTGCAACGACATGGGGTTCGAAGACGAAGCGCAACGGATGCTTGATGCCGACATGACCGCCGATCAGGCCCGCGCGGAACTGTTTAAACTTTTGAAGAAAGGCAAGGAAGCCGAACCCGTTCGCGCGGCCGCCGTTATCATCGCCGACGAACGCGATAAATTTCGCGACGCCGCCGGACATTCTGTTTTGATGCGCGCCGGGGTCGACATTGCCAAACCGGCCGAAGGCGCCGAAGAATTGCGAGACTTCACCATGGTCGAACTTTGTCGCGAAGCCCTTCGCCTGGCCGACAAACCGTATAAGGGCGACCGTCGGGAAATCGTCGGGCGCGCGCTCACGACTTCCGACCTTCCCGCGATCCTGGCGAACGTTGCGAATAAGCAGCTTTTGTCCGGCTTT